AATTGTTTCCATTGGAACACCAGTTTTAAGTACAGCAGATAATCTGTGCTGACCGTCAATCAGTTTACCGTCAACATCAAATTTCACCGTATCACCGTTTGGAATCCATTGTTTCTTTTGCATCATTGTACTGTACTGAAGCAATGAATGAGGACTAATCCTTCTGTTGTGATATATGTTTTTATCCAAGTATTCCTTGGCTTTTTTAGCGTCGATCACCTCGACGGTAATATCTTCTTTTTTCATAGTTTTACCCTTATAAAATTGAGTTTAACATTTGATGGGAATTTTCATCAACACTTACTGTTTATATCTAATGGAAATTCCCATTGCAAGACTTATTTTTTACAAAAATTGGTATTGACCATTCCCATTAATCAGTGTAGTAAATTACCTATGATGAAAATTCCGACTCATGTAGAAATGTTGAAACATATTGAAGAATATCTGTCTAAGACAGGTATGAAAGCGCACGACTTCGGTAAGAAATACTTGAATGATTCAGGTGCGGTATCAAGACTTAAAAAGGGTGCAGACCCTAGACTTTCTACAGTTCAGAAAATTTACAAAGCTATTATGGGAAAATAATGTTACTGGCTCTTGATTTAGGTACAAAGACAGGATGGGCGACTTATGATGGTGAAAACACCCTTCATGGAATGCAAGAGTTAAAAACAGACAGATTTTCAGGTGGTGGTATGCGTTTTTTGAAGTTCAAAAAATGGCTTAGTGAATTACCTACTACCACGCAAATTGTTTATGAAGAAGTACGCAGACATAGAGGCACAGATGCTGCCCATGTTTACGGTGGATTGCAGGCGATTTTAACTTCATGGGCTGAAGAAAGAGCAATCCCTTATGCTGCTGTACCCGTTGGTACGATAAAACGTTACTGGACAAAAAAGGGTAATGCCTCAAAAGATTTGATGCTGACTATTGGTCAGACCAAAAAAGGTTATCCAAATGTTAAGGATGACAACGAAATGGACGCAATCGCATTACTGCATTATTGGAGGGATAACGGTACGTTCATATTAGATTAAAAAGTTTACAAGGTTTACAAAGATGCAATTATATCCCTATCAGGAAGTCGGTAGAGACTTTCTTAAAAATAGACACGAAGCCTGCCTGTGGGATGAACCAGGTCTCGGTAAATCTTTCCAGTCGTTAGCGGCAATGAAAGATTTAGGTGTCAAAAATTCAGTTATTATTTGTCCTGCATCTGTCAGGATGGTGTGGAAAAAAGAATGTGATAAATTAAACATTGATTCCCACGCAGTTACAACACCCCGTCATATAGGTTCTGGTGTAAATATTCTTTCATACGAAGGTGTAAATAAATGCTTTGATAAGCTGGTAACCATGAAGAAAGATTTGGTTGTTAAAGATGAAGCGCATTATCTAAAAGGCTTTAACACTAGAACAGTTAAAAATCCACAAACCGGTAAAAACATGAAAGTGCCACCACTGCGTGTTGAGCAGATTTTCGGCAGATGGTGCAATAAGAAAGGTTCGATAATTGAAAATAGTGAATATAACTGGTCATTAACTGGTACACCAATGCCAAATGACCCGTCAGAATTATGGCCTGTACTACATACATATTTTCCAGACGCTATAGCAAAAGCAAACGGTGTACCGATGGGTTACTGGGATTTCGTATTTCGCTATTGTAAAACTACCGATAACGGTTTTGGGTTACAAATCATAGGTGGTAAAAATCTAAACGATCTTCGTGATCGCATCCGTGGGCGAATATTAAGACGTAAAAAAGCTGATGTGTTAAAAGATTTACCACCTATTCGTTATCAGATGTTGCCTGTAGAAGGTAATTTACGTGGTGTAAGTCCAACTGAGCATGAGTTAATAGAGCAAGCTTTAGAAGCTGATGAACCATTACAGGCTCTGAAAAAACTTGGCACACATATTGCATCACTAAGAAAAATCACCGGTATGGCAAAAGTAGATAGTGTCATCAAATGGGTGAAAGAGTCAGGTTATGATAAAATCGTTTTATTTGCCCATCACAAGGCTGTCATAGAAAAATTGAGAACTCTTGATGGATCAGTCCATGTTGACGGATCATGCACGCAGGCACAAAGGGAAGCTGCTGTTAATAAATTCCAAGATGGTGACGCAAAAGTATTCATTGGTCAGATTCAGGCAGCAGGTACTGGTTTAACGCTTACTGCCGCAAATGTGTTGGTTTTCGTAGAATGCTCGTATGTACCAGCAGAAAACCGTCAGGCTGCTGACAGAATTCACCGTATTGGTCAGGATGAGTCTTGCCTGATATATTTGGCGGTAGTACCTGACAGCATTGACGAAAGCATCATTGAGACTATTGAGCGTAAAATGAAAACTTATGATGGGATGGGGTTATGAACGACAAACAAAGACTTTTATTACTGGAAAAGAGAGTATCAGAGCTTGAACTTAAGTTGAAAAACGTAGAGACTTTTCAGCAGAAGTTAACGGGTCAGTTAATGCGAATTGCTGAATATGTTAATAAAGCTATTAAGGCAATTGAATCAATTACAAACTAATCAAGGAGATTAAAAACTATGTCTATTCAAATTATTATTACCGGTGACCATAGTACAGATGTACTGGCTGAACTCAAAACGTTAAGTGCCGCATTGACACCTGATGAGTGCCCTTTTGATGTTGATGAAGGTATGAACAGATCAAAAGAATTATTCAAAAAAGGTATGGAAGAAGCTGAAAGATCAGAAATCATTGCAACTGGTGAAGTAGGTCAGGTTTTAAACAAAGAAGGTACAGGATGGGAAGACCCGAAACCAACAAAACTTTCCGGTCCACAGCATAAAATTGAAGCCGATAAGATGATCGACGCTGGTGAAATTGACGATGATATTTTTCCACTTTTATCACAACGTCAAAAAGACAGAGTTTTAGAAGCGATGAAAACCGAAGAAGACCTTGATGCTTTAGAAAAAGGTGAATTTGAAGTGGTTAGTGAGCCTGAATTATCAGCAACAAACGCTGAACCAAATGAACCAGAGCCTGAATTATCAGCAACGAACGCTGAACCTGAAGATAAACCGACAACTGAAGATAAGGTTATCGACACTGAGTCGCTAAAAGCTTTAATGTCAACTGTGTGCCGCGATGAAAATGGTAAAGACATTCCAGAAAAATATTCTGCTACACGTAATATTCTTCGCAGTGCCGTGCCTGAAGGTAAAGATATTAAGATCAGCAATATACCTGCTGAAAAATTAAAAGAAGTTTACTATTCAATAGCAGCACTGTAATGGCACACTCACCTAAATCACCATCAGGTTTCGCACGAATAATAGCATGTGCCGGTAGCCTTCGTATGCAAAAAGGCATTCCCGACAAAGAGAATGTTTACGCTGCAAAGGGTACTGCTGCTCATGCTCTGGGCGAAAAATGTTTACAAGTTGGAGCGAAACCCGAAGATTTCATGGGTCAAAAATTCGGTGAGTTCAAATTCGACGATGGTCGAGTTGAAGAATTTATCGTTGACGGTGAAATGTGTGATGCGGTCAATGTCTATGTCGATCATTGCCGAACACTCACTTTGGGTCGCTACAAAATTGAGCAAAGAGTGCAATTACCTTTCCTTGGTAAAGATGAATCAGGTACAGCCGATTTTATATCAGTACATGAAGATATTCTTCACGTAGTTGATTATAAAAACGGAATTGGATTAGTTGAGGCATTCGAAAATATTCAAGGTCTTTGTTATGGTCTTGGTGCAGCAATTGAAATGGAGAATTTACCGTGGAAAATTTTACGCATCACCATTGTTCAACCAAATGCTTTTCATCCAGACGGACCGGTGCGCTCATGGGATATGCCCAGAGAGGACTTGTTTGACTGGAAAATGGATTTAGCTGAAGCGTCAGTTTTAGCTGATGATCCGAATGCACCATTGAACGCTGGCTCACATTGTGGTTGGTGTAAAGCAAAGGCGGTGTGTAAAGAGTATAAAAACTATTGTGAGAGGACAGTTAGAATGGATTTTGAAAGCCCTAACGCACAACCTGTGAATCCTGACATGTTAACCGATGAGGAAATCTACGATCTAATATTTGAAAAAATACCTGTCATAGAAAAGTGGTGTGCAGCGTTGAAGGATTACGCACAGCAAAGAGCCGAAGAAAAGAACCCTGTTGAGGGTACTAAACTTGTCGCTACACGTGCTACTCGTAAATGGAAGGACGCTAAGGCTGCTGAGGCTGCTTTTGGTCACCTAGAAGGTGCTTATAAGAAAACTTTTGTTACTGCTCCACAAATGGAAAAAATTATCGGTAAGAAAGAGTTTGCTAAATATGAGTCACAATATGTTGAAAAAACTTCAACTGGTGTGACTTTAGTGCCGATAAGTGACAAGCGTGAGGCTGTCAGACCACTGGGATCATCAGAATTTGGTGCTGTGGCTATTGAAGATAAGAAACCTGCTAAACAAACAACAACCGCAATTAAATTATTTTAAGGAGAACTTAAATGACACAAAATGCAACAACTCAAAAACCTAAGTCTTTTGAAGATGTTATCGAAGAAAAAATTGTTCAAAAAGGTTTAACTGCGCCACGTGTAACAAAGGCGCAAATTGACGCATTATTCGAAAAAATCGAATATGTTTTTGGAATAGTCAAAGAAAACCGCATTATGTGCAGCGCATATCTTGACGGATTTGCTGTAGCAGACGGTTTTGGTCAATGTGTTGACCCTAAAAACTTTGACGAAGAAATTGGCAAGACGATTGCACATAAAGAGTGTGTAACTAAAGCCTACGATAAGCTATGGGAGCTTGAGGGGTATCGCCTTTCACGTTCCTTAGTGGAAGCTGCTGCAAAGCAGTCATAATGTGTTTTAACGATTAACAAGTTTATAAGGAGTAAAAACTATGCAAGATACAAACACATGTCATAAGTCACCGGTTAGCGGTAACATTATCACACCAAAGGGTAAGTTGTTTTATGCCCAATATGCCTACACACCCCAAAAGGATGATGCAGGTAAGGACAGATACAGCCTACAGCTTTGTTTTAAACCTGACATTGCCGAGAAAGGTTTGGTGATGCTTAAAAACGAAATGGCGGCAATTGCGCTCGACAATCTTGATGGCGACAAGAATCGTGCCAAAACGTTCGTTAATAACCGTT